TCCAGATAAAACTCCCATGTTCAAGAGTGAGTCTTATATACTTAGAACCCATCAAAACGATGAGTGTCATAGAACAAGACTGGTGCATCATTAATCAGCTGAACAATCATCTGGAGATAATTGTTTCTGCTGATTTGCAAAAGGTTTGCCATTTGCCTATTGATGTCATAGGATTCTAACAGATGCACTTTCTTTGTGACATTAAATTCACTCCTTCGCCACTTTAGAAATTTCCTTACGCGTTCCATGATCTGATCGCGTTTTTTGTCTTCTTTTTTTGTGTAGTTAACTGCACGTCTTCGATAATTAGCATATTCTTGAGCTAATGTGCCTGGCAATTCATGTTTGATGCTGTCTGCAACATACTCGCTATGAAGGTAAGCTGGCATATACCCAAGATCGCTCATATATCTATGCCAGTTTGAGTGTGTCAATATTTTGCGAGGATCACGGCACAAGATGAGCTTGTCAGTTGGCGTCTCGATGCAAACCTTAGAACAAAAGTTAAACTTGTTCCATGGCCCAACAGAGAATTCCGTCACGCATTGTCCCAGTCCATGAATCTGCTCTCTTGTATCTCGTGTAAAAAGCAGGTCTCGTCCACGTTTAACAGACTCAACATGCTTCCGAGATACCCACATGACCATATCATCACCGCTTACATAAATAAAAGCTTCGCGATTCAATGGTTCATCGTGGAATAGATAATGCTCTATCCCTTGTTGTTGCAAAAGATAATGCCAATAGCAGATTACACGTAGAGTGTTGCCTAGCGTTGTGCGAGTGGCACTACCACTAAAAGTGGTTCCTCTAATCTTGAGCCTGGCTCGGATGTCGCATTGTGGGAAATTGACTCTTAAGTCTGCATACTTTTCATATATAGGTATGCTTATGATAGCTTTAACTATGTCATAATCGTATTTACCCTCAAAGTTAACGAGAGCTTTCTTTAGCCATCCATATTCGAATAGCGCATCAAAAAACTCAATGTCGACCGCTTTTATTAAATCCCAATGTTGATGACCATCATGATTAGAACCATCAGTAGAAATTGAAAAGCAGTGAGATATATTGGAAATTTGGCGCTTGATGAAGTAACTCATCTGGCCCCCGCTGACAGAATGGCAGAATCCACGCATGTTTTTCTTCACCGCCTTAATAAGTGATCTCTGTAGGATGATGATCAACCCTTGGTATGCTACCCCATCTGGAACAAAAATCAATCTTTGTCTAGATCCTAGTTTTTTCTGACATTTACTCAACCACTGTTCTGGTATTATGTCTTTTTCACCAATTTTGATCATTGCTTTATAGTAAGGCCTAGGAAACTCATCAACATCTGAGGCATACATTGTTTTCCATGCGTTATTAAAAACTAGTTTTTGCTTATTAGCGCTCCAACCAGTTTCTCTTAATAACTCATAAAAATCTAATGGTGTTGGTTCCAAGTCAGCCATCACTCGTTTAGCTAATTGTCTCATAACTTTTCGAGCCATTCGTCGGAATCTTCTGACATCCTGCCGCGACGGTTTAACTTTTGTCTTGAGTTGCCTACTATAATTCGCCCAAAGCATTCCAATCCACGAATTATCATGTTCGATCGTATGGAGCTTGCCGTGTTGTGTTCGAATCGAATTTCCAGTCTTAGTCACGTTCTTTGTTTGTTTCCACGTGAAATAAGGCACTACTGTTACTTTAACTAATTGTTTAAAATTAATTAATCTATCTCGTCCCGCCATGTAAGTTGCTTTTATTAAGCTGTGATTTCCAGCTAGATCTCTGAGATCAAATGGTTTGCAGACGCTATAATAACCATTGGTGATATCCTGAAGACCTGCGATTTTAAC